ACACCATCAATTCTACATCTTGGTTGTTGAAGATTTTCTTGAAGTTTGATAATGCTATTTGGAGTACAATGAAAGTCAGCACCAAAGTTATTGCTATCATTCATTGGTAGATAGAAACCATTTACTCCAAATCCACCTCTGGAATTTATATCTGCAATGATAATTCTAGGTGACTTTGGAACCCACTGACCTGGACGAAAATCAGTTGCTTGTGTAGAACCGACAGAGATATATCCTTTTCCTACTTTATTGAAACCAAACACATCTGGTGTGAGTTCTTGACCGTCTATAAAAAATTGATCACTATATTGACCCTTTACATATCTTGATCCCCCACTTTCCCAACGACCAATGGAATGAACTATGTTATTATTCCAACTTGATTGTACATTTTGCACTGGATAAGTTGATGCAAGTGTCGTTGATTCATTCAACATTGCACCATTTACATATGCTAAAACTCTTTCCGAACTATTATTAATTCTTGTAGAATTATAAACAATTAGTATATGATACCAAGCAGAAGTATCTCTAAAAACTGGATCCCAGAAAACAGTTTCAGTTCCTCCGTTATCATAAAAGGATAATTGACTAGAATATGTTGGAGCATCAAAATTAATTAGAATACCACTATTGACGGAAGTGTTAAATAACCACGCCCACCCATCAGTAGGGACAGTATCATTTAATTTAAACCAACTACTCCAAGTCCAAACTCTACGATTACCAGTGCTTGTAGGAGTTCTTCTTAAATATTCGTTTGCCATATCAACCTAAAATTGTAGAACCAGAAGGAAAATAGTCAGTAATAACCTCAACCCAATTAGTACCGTTGTAAATTTCTAATGCACTATTTGTATTATTCCAACGAGTATATCCTGCTTGCGAAACATAAGGTCTTTGCGTTGTTGTACCTACTGGAAGTCCAAGAGCACCAGAATTAAAACTTAAATTTACAAGACCAGTTTCATTGACATCAAGTGCAGGTAATCCAGCGTCATTATTAACTGAAAATAAAGTTCCTGTATTTAATTCGCCAATGGATGCAATTGTTGTTGTTACTGCAACACCAGTAAAATCAAGTGTTCCATATTGAGTAGGAAGTGCCGAAACCGTAATTGTAGAGGAACTTCCGACTGTTGCACCAATAAAAGTAATACTAGGGTTTGCTGTAGAAGACCCTTTAGCAGGCGTAATCAGTATGTCCTTATCGTTTAACGGAGGCATCTTCTCTTATTCCTCTATAGAAGTATTTAGTGCTGCGATGTCCTTTTGAATTTGCTCATTAATCTCATCCCAAGTTGGTGGTTCTGTTCCATTTGGGCAATCCCAATGAGTAAATGTCGTATTATAAAGTGCAAATTCGGCATTTGGGCGGAGTTTTTTGATCGCAATATCAACTCCGAAGAGACCTAAGTATTCTTCCATCATGGTATAAAGAAATCAGTTCCTGTGGTTGTAAATCTATGTAGTGTATATCCTGGTCTGGATGTGGTATCTACTGTTCCTCCAATACCTCTTTGTGGTCCTTGGTAGGCGATGATTATGATACCTGAACCACCGTTTCCTCCAGAATTTCCAGTTACACCGCCGACCATACCTCCACCACCTCCACCACCTCCAGTGTTTGCAGTTCCATTAGATCCAGCAACACCTTTTCCTCCATTACCACCTCCACCTAAACCTCCAGTTCCAGCATTTCCGCTGCCACCAGCAAACTTTCCTCCTCCCCCACCACCAGCGTAGAATGTTGAGGTTCCAGTTATTGAATATGCAAGTCCAATTCCACCATTGGGAACATCTGTGCCAGCAGTAACTGAAGTTCCTACTGCGCCAGCACCTCCACCTCCAGCACCAACTTGTCCCGTGTTATTATTTCCGCCATTATTTCCTTGTCCTGCTGTTCCAAATCCTCCAGTATCATTCCCGCTGTCTGAACCAGCACCACCACCAGAACCTCCTACTGCCATTGTTGATGGTGATTGAGTGCTTCCGCCACCACCACCACCAATTGCAACCAATGGACCGAATAATGAATTTCCTCCATTTGTGCCATTTGCTGAACCATCTGTAGTAGTGGAACCATTTCCACCAACACCAACAGATAGTGAATATTTTGTACCTGCAGATACTGGATATGAGGAATAATAAATTAATCCTCCAGCACCACCTCCACCTCCTCCACCATCAGAGAGTTTGCAATATCCACCACCACCACCGCCACCAACAATAAGAAGTTCAATGTTATAGTCAGTTGCTGGATATCTGACGATTACGATACCGTTGGAACCATTAGAACCTATTGTCGTGTTATTCCAACATCCGCCACCCCCACCAGAACCAGTGTTTGGAATTGCATTAATTGCTTGAACTGTAGGACCATTAAAATCTCCTGCGGCATTTCCTCCTACATCACTTCCACCTCTTCCAACAAAATAATTATAATTGGCGTTCATTGCTCCAGCACCACCACCAGCATAAAACTGTGGTGTACCTGATATTGAAAATTGTAAACCTGGACCTCCACTTTGAGTATTTGTAGATGTTGCTTGAAGTCCTGGTCCACCAGCTCCACCACCTCCTCCTCCAGATACTGTACTTCCAGTAGCACCATTAAATCCTTGTCCAGATGTTCCAGCACCTCCAGTTCCAGAAACTGAACTCGCTCCTCCTCCAGAACCTCCACTGGTTGCTCCAGTTCCCCCTCCAATAGAATTTAATGTTGAAAAAGTTGTATTTCCTCCGTTTGAAGACCCTCCAGTTCCACCTGCTCCAACAGTAACTGATACCTGACTATTAGAATTTATAGAAAATGCAGAGTTATATAAAAGACCTCCTGCACCTCCTCCTCCTCCATAATAATAATTTTGTCCACCGCCACCACCAGCAACACAAAGTACTTCTACTTTTCCACTTCCACCACCACACAGAGGAGTGAAAGTATTTGTGTATGATGTATATCTTACTTTGAGGGCATCATAGTTTTGTGCAACTTCTGCTGCTGATAAGGCACGATTGTTAATTTGCGTGGATAAAATAGTTCCATTCCAATTATATCCAGTTCCTCCCCCATCTCCTATGTACAGAGGTGCTGAACTATTAGAAATATTTTGAGTAAATGCCGCACTAGTTGCTACTAGTACACCATTTCTGTATAGCCTTACATTATTACCATCATAGGTTCCAACCCAATGTGTTAATCCAAATGATGTTTGTGGTGTAGTGAGAGAACCAGTTCCATTAAATGTATTAATAAAGAAAGTAAAATTTCCATTAAATTGATAAAATCCAAATCCATCGATCCACGAATTATTGCTACTTTTCATTAATGGACTACGGTATCCACTTGCATTATTAGAACTACAAATAATACTAACTGTTATTTGATTCGTAAACGATGATGTTGTTGTACTATTAGATACTGAGGTTCTAACACCACCATCTCCAGTATAACTAAGAACTCCACCATTTGTATTAGAATATGTAACTGAAGAAGTGTTTATTCCAGTATTACCATTACCACTTAAATCGGTCCAAGTTGTTCCACTACCGGGATATGAACGAGGATCGCCAGCATCGAGATTGAGTACCAATCCATCAGTCACTAATTCACTTGGAAAGGTATGAATTCTATAATTACCTACTCTCTTGATGCTTCCACCAATTGCACTGATTGTTCTTGGACCTACATTAAAAGACATGTTTAGTTTTCCTCTACTTCAACAACAAGTTTTTCAACGTCTTTTCTTTCTGCAAATACTGTGTAAAAACAATCAATTGTATCTTCAGAATTAATATAAACTTTATTATTATTTATTTCTTCTACCCATACAGTTTTATTTCCAATTGGTGTAAGATTCACTGTGATTGAGTTCTCGTCTATTAAGTTTGTCCAATATTCGGGAAGTTCTATAATGCTTTCTTGAGTTCTTCCGCGAAGATATACGCCATTTTCTTCACCTTCCAAACTCGCATATCGTAATTTATAATTTAGTTTGGTTGGATGTGGAATGACGAATGACTTTGTGGTTGCTGCAAAGGATCCATTAACGTGTAGAGTGTATTGTGGATTTGCAGTTGCGATACCAACTGAACCAGTTGGAGTTATGCGAACTCTTTCGGTTCCAACAGTACCGAGAACAAGTGGAGTACTAGTACCAGAAGTCCATACCCAACCTTGATTACTAGCACCAGCATAATTACTACTATGTTGACCTATTGAAATATTTCCAGCACCACTATCAGAAGAAGCAACTATTCTAGTACGAGCAGAAGAACCGGAGTTTGGGTTTCTAACATATAAAATAGTAGATGTATTTTGGTCAACATAAACATCTAAAGAACTTTGCGGACTTATTGTTCCTATACCCAAATTTCCAGAACTATCAAATCTAGCCCATTCTGCTGATCCGGAAGAAGTACCCGATCCTCTAAATCTTATTCCATTTTGTCCATGTATCCATAATGCAGTATCAGTATAATTGACTCCAATACCACCTCTATTTCCACTACCATCTGATAATGTAATATATGGTTGATTTGTGGAAGCAGTTGTATCAGTGTTATATGCATAAATTGGGGCAACTGTTGCAGACGGATTTACAAATGCCGCAAATCCATTTTTAACCTCTAATAGTTCGGAAGAACTATAAGTGCGAGTTGTTGCACCTATACCTACAAATTGTGAAAAATAACCACCACCAGTAACTTGAAGTTGTTGTGATGCAGTTCCGGTGGAAGTTGCTGAACCTACAAGGACAATACCATTCGCATCAATTGTAACTCTTTGTGTATTGTTTGTATGAAATTCTAAAGAGTTTGTTAAATGATAATATCTTATTCTTCCTATATCTGCAGAATCTTTATCACCAAAAAATATTCCAGAATAAGCAGAAGTACCAGCAATTATTGTAGAATATGTAGATCTTCCTGATATGTCATTTGATATGACTCTCATTCTTTCGCCAGTTACTACAGAAGGAAGACCTTCTCCACCAGTTACAAAAACATCTAATCTTGTTGTTGGATTTGTTGTACCAATTCCGGTATTTCCACTGACATAAGCACCACCAGTAACTTGAAGTTGTTGTGATACAGTTCCAGTGCTTGTACCACTACCAACTAATACAGGACCATTGACAAAAGTACTAATTCCAGTGACTTGCAGATCATTAAAAGTATTTGGAGCATTAGAAATGGCACTTTCAATTGTCGCTGTCGTTGTAGCATCTAATGATGTAATGTTCTGAAGTTGTCTTGCAGAACTAACAATTTGAGTTGAACCAATTGAAAGAGATCTTACACTCGTAATACCAACACTAAAATTATCCCCATTAACGTTATCGCCAGTAATTCTAGTGAGTGGCATATTAGGTCATCTCCAGAATTGATAAACTTGCATCTAAGCTTGAATTTATGTCACTAATTGCAGTAATACTATCGTTTGCTTCCATAATAATTTTGTTCCCCTGCATTATTTCCAATGAGGAACCTTGCGGAATTGGAACATTTTTAATTAAACTTACGCTGTCAGAACTTGTTCTTGAAATTCCCACTGTGACATTAATACTTCCACCAGAAATATTTGCTAATGTCAGACCAATTACTGTGGTCATAGTAGCAGATGGAACTGTATAAATTCCAACGGTTGTAACACCGATGTTTGTTTTTGTGCGTAACTTGAAAACGTTGGCCATTTATAGTTTATCCAAATGCGATTGAGAGACGGAGTGCTTCTTCAAGTACATCTACACCCTTAATTTTCACTGAGCTTGAACTATTTATATCTCCCACTACATCCAGTTTATATGAAGGAATAGAAGATCCGAAAGTTCCAATACCAACACTTCCTGTTTGAGTATCATAAACAAAACGGTTAGTTTGTGTTGAAATACCAATTCTAGAAGTTGTTGCTCCACCAACAAAGGTAACGTCTTGAATACGAGGATTAAAAACTGTTGATATGCTTAAAGCACCAGAAGCAGCGGATAGTTGACTGAAATCAATAACAACTGTGCTTCCATATCCAGCAATTGTAATTCCAGTGCCAACAATATTAAGGTCAGTAAATCCAATACCAATTCTTTGATTGATAAAACCAGATAATGGATTGACTGATGTTGAACCAATACCAATACCAGAAGTAAATCTGGAACCATTTTGGAAAAGATTACCGTCAAAGTTAACATCTCCAATTACATCCAATTTATACCTTGGATTAGTTGTTCCGATTCCGGTGCTTCCAGAAATATAAGAACCACCAGTTACTTGAAGTCGTTGTAATGCAGTTCCTGTTGAGGTAGCAGATCCAATAAGTACTGGTCCACTAGTAAAAGTAGAAACTCCAGTTATGTTTAAGGTAAGAAAATCTGGAGTATCAGAAAGTCTAATGGTAGCAATACCATTTGGTTGGGGACCTGCAGACGCAATAATATTATTACCTCTAAAGTCAAGTTGAATAATACTTCCAGCGGTTCCTACAATTGATCCTTCATCACTAACATTAAAACCATTCAGAATATTATTAACAGAGAAAATGCCCGGAACATTCGCCCATGCCCACGTACCATCACCATTTGATCTTAAAATATACTGAGGTCCACCATAATCAACACCATCTGGCGATAGTCTATCCACATCAAGTTTACTAATCGTCGCAATACCAGAAACAGAAATCTGAGGAGTAAATATTGTGGATTGTGTTGTAACTACTCCAACAAAAGTAGAAACTCCTGATACATTTAATTGAGTTGAATCGAGTGTTCCAGTAACAGTTGCACCAACACCAGAGGTTTCAAACTTCTTGGAGTTATCATAATAAAGTGCTACTGAACCATTTGAAGTAAAAACTGCAAGATTTTCTGATGAACTAGAATTTTGAATAAAGTGTGTACCAGCTCTATAATAAGTGTTAGATGCATCAATAAAAAGATTTCCAGTTCCAACATCTTGAATAAAACTATCAAAACCATTATGGAAAATCCGTAGGTCATTTCCATCACCGAAATATAAATCTACATTATCAACAAGTCTTATATCATTCTGGAAAGTAGAAACACCAGAAACGACTAGTTGTTGTGCTGTTAGATTTGTGACACTAGTAACTCCAAGCGTGCTGATACCAAGGACTTGTAAATCAGTAAATGTATTAGGGGCATTTTGAATTGCTGCTTCAATTGTTGCAGTTGTTACAGCATCAAGAGAAGCAATGTTTTGTAGTTGTCTTGAAGCACTGATAACCTGAGTAGCACCAATGTTTAATGTATTAGTTGTGGTAATTCCAGAATTATCAATACTCTGAGATGTTAAATTAGTAACACTTGTAATAGCAAGAGTAGTAATACCAGAATAATTAAGATTAGTACCTGAAAGAAAATTAACTGTACCAGTAGTTGAATTTAAGGTTACAATTGTACCGACGCCACTTACATTCAGGAAAGTGTTATTCAAGTTGGTAATTGTACCAATACCACTATTCAGAATACCAATGGTTCCTACACCAGTATTATTATAATTACTAGTAAGATTATTAATAGTACCAGTACTACTGTTCAGAGTAGTAATTGTACCGACACCAGTATAGTTAAGTCTTGTACCAGAAAGACTAGTTATACTACCTTCGACAACATTGGCAGTTGTAACAGTTAAAATGCCAGAAGCATTAATATTTCTTACAACTGCTAGATCATTTTCTGTAAATTGAACTGAACCTGCAGCAAGTCTAGTTCCTGTTGGGAATTGAGTACTTCCAATACCAACAGCATAATTAATTAACCAAGCATCAGTTCCAAGTCCGCTAAAAGTACCTTCCTTAAACCACATAATTTTCTTATATGTGGCTGGATTAGTTTCAATCCCTGCAATGAATAACTGAGTTAATGGAGTCCCTTCAGTGGAAGCAACAGCAACACCACCATGATTCGCAGTATTATCATTGGAAACATCATTGTTATTTGCATCTGTTCTAAAACCAAGAACAATATCTGGATCAAAAACTGTTAATTCTGTAGCATAGATTAAAGCAGATGTACCACCAATTGTAATATTTCCAGTTACATTTAAGTTACGATTAACTTGCAAATCTCTTGTAACTGTTAAATCTTGAGGAACAACCAAATTATTTGGAAGACTTATTACTGGAGTTGAACCTTCACCAGTTCCACCAGTAACTGTAATTTGATTTGAAGTTCCTGTAATATCTCTTACATAATCTCCAAATGTATCAGTACCAAGTCCAACACTATTTGGTTGAATTGTTGCAGCAAGAGATACATTACCAGTACCATCAAATAAAATTGGTGATGCTACAACATCACCAGTAATTTCAAATGTTCTCGCAGTTTCAAGTTTTGTTGCGGTAGAAATAGTACCAGTAATACCACCAACAAATGTTGATACTCCAGAAACTTGAAGAGTTGATGCTCTTACAATGTTCAGAGTACTAATGCCAGTCGAATTAATATTGATAAGATTGGTATGAGTGCTATCCAGAGTAGTAATAGTACCAATACCGCTGGTCAATCTTGTATTAGTTAGATTGGTAATAATACCAACATTAATATTACCAACTGGAGCGTTGAGAGTCGCAATTGAACCAACACCACTTACATTTAAGAAGGTGCTGTTTAAATTAGTGATTGTACCAATGCCAGAAGACAGAATACTAACTGTACCTACACCAGTATTATTATAGTCACTAGTTACATTATTAATTGTGGCAGTATCACTATCAAATGTTGTGATTGTACCAATTCCACTATTGAAAATATTGATGGTTCCTATACCAGTATTATTAAAATTACTGGTAAGATTATTAATTGTACCAATGCCACTGGTTAGTCTTGTATTAGTTAAATCAGTAACAACCCCAACATTAATATTTGCGGTTGGTGAATATAAAGTTGCAATGGAACCAACACCACTTACATTCAGGAAAGTGTTATTCAAGTTGGCAATTGTGGCAATACCACTGCTCAAAATACCAATGGTCCCTACACCAGTATTATTATAGTCACTGGTTACATTATTGATTGTTGCAATATCACTATCAAATGTTGTTATTGTGCCAACACCAGAATTAATGTTGCCATTAAATGATGTTGCTGTTATAACACCAGTTACTAAGGTATCTCCAGTGACTTGGAGTTTTGATGATGGATTTGTTTCACCAATTCCAAAATTGCCACTTACATAACCACCACCGGTGACTTGAAGAGGTTGGAATGAAGTTCCCGTTGAAGATCCAGTGCCAATAAAAACAGGACCATTTCTGAAGGTTGAAACTCCAAGAGAATAGATATTGCCATTAAATACGGATGATGTGGTGACTCCAGCAATATTCAAATTGCCAGTAAGTCTAGTATCAAGATTGTTAAAGGTGAGAACTTGAAATCCACTAGCATTATTAATTTGATTTACGCCAATGGTTCCTTGGAAAGAAACATTACCTGTACTATCGTAAATATAGAAAGAATTTGTTCCGTCTGCTGCTTGAATATAACCACTCGTTGGGCGGAATGAATTTGCAGTTACAATACCAGTAACTGTTACTCTTTGTGCTCTAATATCGGCAAGAGTACTAATTCCAGTTGCATTAATATTTGTGAGATTGGTATATGTACTATTCAGTGTTGTAATCGTACCTACACCAGTATAGTTAAGTCTTGTACCAGAAATATCTGTGACAACACCAACATTAATATTTGCGGTTGGTGAATATAAAGTTGCAATGGAACCAACACCACTTACGTTCAATGAAGTGTTGTTCAAATTATTGATTGTACCAATACCACTGTTTAAAATACCAATGGTTCCTACACCAGTATTATTGTAATCACTAGTTACATTATTAATTGTGGCAGTATCACTATCAAATGTAGTAATCGTACCTACACCAGTATAGTTAAGTCTTGTACCAGAAATATTTGTAACAATACCAACATTAATATTGCCAACTGGAGCGTTGAGAGTCGCAATTGAACCAACACCACTTACATTTAAGAAAGTGTTATTCAGATTGACAATTGTGCCGATACCACTGTTTAAAATACCAATAGTTCCTACACCAGTGTTATTATAGTCACTAGTTATATTATTAATAGTGGCAGTATCACTATCAAATGTTGTGATTGTACCAACACCGGTATAATTAAGTCTTGTACCAGAAATATTTGTAACAACACCAGTTACTGCGTATAAATTCTCAATATTCAGATTAGTGAATGTTGAATTAGTGACTGTTAAATCAGTGATTGTTGCAATACCACTAACAAAACGAGTATTTGTAATTTCAGTAATAGTTGCATAAGTACCAACCAGAGTTGGTAAAGTGCTTAGACCAGAAACATTTAGATTATTGAGTGTTCCAAGATACTGAAGTGAAGAGTAAATAACTCCCGAACCAAGAGTATTATTGGAAAGAACATCTGTCCCACTAACCTTATAAGTTTTTCCCGAATTGATATCAAGATTTTCACTTGATTTTAAACTGTCACTCGCATAATTGTAGGTAAATGTCTTAAGAATATTTGTAGAACCAATTCCAATACCACCACCATCAAGAAGCATATTGCTTCCAACTGTAGTAGCAATGCCAACTCTTAGATCCGCTAATTCAATTGTAGAAGAATTAACAACGAACTGATTACCATCTACATATAGATCGCCTTTGATTCTAACAGCACCAGTATTATCACCAACACCAGCGGGATCAATTACAATACTTGAAGGACCAGTAATGCTATCACTTGTAATATTGATTGAAGAACCAACCGCACCCGTAGAAAGTTGTGTTGCAGTTACGATACCTGCATTAATGTGAGTGCTGTCAATTCTGGTAAGAGTTGCATTTGTACCAGTTAAATTTGTAATAGTACCAACACCACTAGTTAATCTTGTGTTGGTGAGATCAGTAATTGTACTTGCAGTACTGATTAAGTTGGTAATCGTTGCAATGCCACTGGTAAAACGAGTATTTGTAAGACCAGTAATAATACCAACATTAATATTTCCGACTGGAGCATTGAGAGTCGCAATTGAACCAACACCACTTACGTTGAGGAAGGTGTTGTTCAGATTAGTAATTGTACCAACACCACTCGTTAATCTTGTGTTGGTAAGATTAGTGATTGTCGCTGTTGTAATTGTAGCGACACCAGCGTTAATATTTCCGTTAAAAGTAGTGGATGTGACTACACCAGTAACTAATACATCTCCAATAACATGTAGAGCAGACGTTGGATTAGTTGTCCCTATACCGGTATTAGTTCTTAGTAGAGCCATCTTCTTCCTTTATATAAGGTTATTTATTTGCGGCATAATCGTCAATAATTTACATTGTAACCAGTGTATATTGTCCAACTTGTGCCATTAGAATTTCCTTCAAAAACATAACTTTGATTTTGTGTCAATGTGTAAGTTGCATATTGAGTAGTAGAATTTGCAACCATTCTCACACCACTCGTTCTACTATGATTACCAACCAAAAGTTCTAAAACATTATTACCACCAGTCAAACTTGGATTAAATAAAGTAATTTCGAGAACAATATTTGGAGAACCAACAACACCAGAAGTTGCTGCAGTTCCTTCATAACGAATTCTTTGATAGTCAGTTCCACTAGCAAATCTAGAAACTCTTTGATAAGAGTTATCGGCAGCACCAAACATAAACTTTGGAACTGCAGGAACTGATGCACTTAACGAATTAAAAAGTGCAGATCCAGCACTGAATGTAAGATAAGTATTTGAACCCACATATGTTGTTGTATAACCAGTTCCAGCAATATAAAATGTAAATGGAAGACTGATAGTTAAGAAATTATCGTCATCACTAGCATTTCGAATACCAGTCCAACTTCCAGTAGGAGGATAAGTTCCACCACCTGTTCCGTAGATTGGTAATTTAGTGCCAGAAACAATGCTATAAGTAGCAGCAGGTGCGGGAGGAGTTACATCACTTACTCCAGTCAATTCGTCAAAATAGTTAAAAACTCTCAAATCTTTATTGTTTACAATTCTCATAGGAACACCACTTGTCAACTCAGAAAATGTTCCTTCTTTCATTGTATTGGAGTAGAACACTCCATATTGATCTACACTTACATTTCTATTTGGCGAAGAAAATTCATCAAATAGATTTGCAAAAAGAACACCATCTGATCTTAATCGCGCTACAGTATTCATTAGATAAAAATAAAGTCCAGTGAATTAAGAGCAGCATTATGTTGAATTTCAAAACGATTTGCTGCACCACTTGCTTGAACACCAACTGTACCAATTATGTCTAGGGTCTCTCTTGGATTTGTGGTTCCCACGCCAACCACACCAGAAACATAAGCACCACCAGTAACCTGTAATTTTTGATCTGGAGTTCCTGTTGTTGTACCAGATCCAATGAATACTGGTCCATTGTTAAATGTGGAAATACCACTAACTTGTAATTGAGAGAATGATGTAGCAGCAGAAACAATACGATTAATTGTAGCAGCAGCACCGGTAATACTTGTAAATGTAGTATTTGTAAAGGTAGCAGCAACTCCAGTTAAATTTGTAACAATACCACTACTTACATTTAGATTGGTAATGGTTGCGCCAGTACCAACAATACTTGCAATTGTTGCAATTCCAGTAATATTAACATTTCTAATTGTGGCAATGCCTGTGAAATTTGCATTGCGAGCGGTTAATTCATCAAATACTAAATCATCTGCAACGTAAAGATCTCCACCAACATAGAGATCACCACCAGTAGTAGTGATTCCACCAGAAGAAGCAAGTGTTGTTACACCTGTAATTTCAGTATCGCCAATTACATATAAACTTCTACTTGCGGCATTCGTTGTTCCAATACCAACCTTACCAATTATATCAAGAACGGTTTGGTTTTCGGTATAAGAACTAATACCAACTTTAATTTTTTGTTGTCTGCCGCTAGTATATTTTGCCATTGTTAGTTAAGAGTTTCTAGAATACTTCCTAAGAATTTAACGTCAGTTGCACTACTTGCTGAAAGAACAAGAACATCACCAGATTCAAGAACAAGTTTTCCTGCAAGAAGATTTGCAGTATCACTTGAAGAAATTGGAAAATCCTTTAAGATTTCTGTTGTGACTGCAATACCCGAAGTTGTTCTCCTATGTGAGAAAGAAATTGTTTGGGTATTATTTCCAATATTCGCTGCTTGTGCTAAAAGAACAACACCAGTATATCCAACAGGTGCTGTATAAATTCCTACAGCATTTGTTGTTGCAACTTTTGTAACCGTTTTAAATACATTTAATGGTAATGCCATTCTATTAATCTCCTCCTAATGCTAGAATAAACGGTGTCATTGTGGCGAACAAACTCTTCGAATAGAATGTTCCAGATATAGTTCCAGTGTTTTGATTAACTATGACACCATCACCAATTCTAAAATTACCAGATTGGTCAGTGCTTGTGAAAACTACCAGACCACCATTACGAGCATCAGTTTCATTATCTTGAATTGGAACTCCACCTTGAGCAGGAAGAGCAGATCCAATATTTGTTCCAGATCCAATGTATTCGAAAGAATGACCAGAAGCTAAAATTCTACTTTGCTTATAAAATGGAACTGTCGAACCAACACCAACTGCATAAGGTACATTTTCAGAAACTGTAATTGTAGAAATTCCAGCAGAAATTGGAGTTGCTTGAGTAATTGAATAATATGTTGGAAGTAATTCTAAAGTCGCTGTTGCTGTATTTATTCCAACATCAGGACCAGATATTGTAATTGTTGGTAATGAGGTATAACCTCTTCCACTTGAAACAATTTCAATTCCAATCACACTTCCATTTCTAATTTCTGCAACTGCTGTCGCTTGCACGCCCCAGTCAGTTGTTGGTGCTGAGATTGTAACAATTGGAGTTGAAGTATATCCAGTTCCTCCAGAACCAACTGTAATTTTATTTACAGTGCTATAAAGATTATCAAAATAAACAACCTGCCCATCAAATGGACGAGAAACATTAATTTTAACTACTCCTCCAGATACATAAGTATGAGATAAAGTAGATGGTCCTACGTTTACTACAAATTGATTTGATGCAGGAATTGATTTAACTTCGAATATGTAACCATAATTGCCACTTGGATATGTTACAGTCCCAAGACCAGAAGAACAAGTAAATGCAAGTCCAACAAGAGTAACTCCCATTCCAACAGCAAAATTATGATTGGAAGAAGTCGTAATCGTTGCAACTCCACTTACGTTATCATATAATGCGTTAGATACACTATATGATGGTACATTTAAATTTAAGACAAAGGTATCACTATTAACTGATGATGCTTCTGTAATGATTCCAGTATACTTTCTAGGACCAACACCATCTGCAATCAATCCATAATTACCAAAAGAAGAGTTACTATTCGTTAAATCGCAAGCAGCTCCAGTACCACAATATACCGCTGTGTCGGGGCAGATTGTAAATAAAGAAACTAACTGTGCATAACCTTCGTTTGTAATTGAAACACCAACTCCAGAGGCATTATACTGCGTATAACTATCCAGAACCATTGATTTTGTAGGTCCAATTGAATGCCTACCATCAATTTTCATTCCAATGCTATTTGGAATAAAGTTTGTACAGTTTTGAATATAAGGCGATTGATTATTATAAACTGCTTTGTTTGGATTAAATGCTACAATTGCTCCAGTATTTGCAGATCCAACAAAAGACATTTCTGCAATGTAGTTTCCATTACCAACATAAAAGAGATCTCCTTGATTTTGTGGAGATACAGAAACCTCTCTTAAACTTGAACCAACAACACTTACTTGATCTGGTAATATAATAGGATTGTTTTCTATATAAGTCCCAGCACTAACTTTAATAACAGTTCCTGCTGTTGCTGCTGTGACTGCTGCTCCGATTGTTCGCTTTGCGTCTCCAAGTTTGAGTCCTGTGTTTGTATCTTTTCCATCTGGTGTAACGTAAAGGATATTAGTAACTGTTGCACCCGCAGCAACACGTACTACTTCAGAACCAACACCTGCTCTGTTTCTAACAGCATAGAGTTCAGCATCATTTAGATTGTAAGCTAGTTCGCCATATTGGAGTGCTCCTTGTGCTGGTACTTTTCCGGGTACAGCAGAGCGTTTTATCCTGATCGGAGTTGCCATTTATGATGTGCGATATCTTCCATGGGACAGTATATACTGTCTTTCATTTATTTATTCAACTAGCATTATTCCTTCTTGGACGATACGCAAATAAGTTTGTTGGAGGATCTGGTTTCATCCATTCTTCAATTTTATCAAATCTTTCTTCGTTATAAAAGTCTTGCTGAACGTACCATAATTTCCAATGCTCATGACCTTTTGACTGGTTACAATCATGGCAACAACAGACTACGTTTTTTGTAAGGTCCGTACCACCTTTTGATTGTGGAACAATGTGATCTATTGTGAGTTTTTCTTCTGATCCACAATAGGCACATTGATGGTCCCAACTTTCTTTTATCTTTTGTCTCCACATTCGTTTCGCTTCTGCAGAACTTGTTGTTCGTAGATTGAACAAGTACTCTGAAGGCGAACGGAGGAGATCCATAAGCAATTGCGATTTTAATTATTTATTCTCGGTTTTTATTTTACAAGCACTTCTTGCCCATGCTCGACTTAAACTATTTACGTATGAGCAAGATTTTCCAGATTCCCCACAGTGTGGACATTTAGCATCTGGGGGATCTCCAACATAACCCTCAGGTGTGTACATCCTTTTCTTTTTTTGATTCGCTGCTTGTTTGTGTTTTCTGTGATTCATTTTTGTAAAGTTGTGGCCAAGTATCACGAATGATTTCTGCAAGTTTATATGGAGTTGTGGACGATATCATAAATCTTGTGTGATGGATAATATAAACATAAAAACTCCGAAGAGTATGAAACTTATGAGCATGAAGAACATAAAAAAAGGAGTTCTTGAGGAACTCCCTTATTTATTTTAGAGTGCGTTGCCTCTCGGTAGAACTTCCTCTGGGAACACGAAGTTCTCATGAGGTTGATCCACAGGTGCCATCCAAGCACGAAGACCTTCATTCAACAGAATGTTTTTCGTGTAGAACGTTTCAAATTCTGGATCTTCTGCTGCTCTAATTTCCTGACTTACAAAATCATAAGC